TAACAAGAAGTCAGGTGTATACTTTCTATAGCACAGATCTTCCCATTCGATTTTAATTGATTCATATTGAGCATCTATGTTGAGATGCTTTAAATCTTCCTCAACGGTCTTCTCTAGTCCACTACGATAGCCATATGCTTTTGCTGCATCATATGCTTTCTGGCTAAACTTACGCATTACTCTGCTTCTTTCTTAGCGATGTGCACATAAGCCACCATTGGTGGATTCTCTGCCCGTGATACTAGTGATGGTCTTTCCTCTAATCCTTCCCAGCATTTGTATCGATAGGAACACCAACTGCATTCCTTTCCGAGTACAAGATTGCCTGTTTCTTTTTTACGATAGGTTTCAGGTATTGCCTCATAGCACCGTTCAAACTCATTCTTCTCTAGCCTATCTGCCTTCTGCTTAATCTTCTCAACCTCAGCTTCAAGATCAATCGTATCGGCAGCTACATATTTGAACTCACCATTTGCTTTGTTGATTACCCACCAACCACCCGGCTTGACATCCATTGCTTTTGCATAGCCAGCAAGCTGACCTACATATCCAAAGGAATCATTGTCGTGTAGTGTTTTATAGTCAACAAATTTATTGGCATATGACCAAGGACTGGCAGACTTCACATCATCTACCGCACCCTCAGTGATCAGGTCTGGTGTTCCATGTATCTCGTGGTCACCTGCAACTAACGTCACCTTGTCACCATTCGCATATGCCACACCTGCCTGTGTAAGCAGACCCTTGAACACAGCCTCAGCTATGTCACCCATCATCATATTGATTACAAAATTTGTAGAGTGTGGGACAGCATCTTGTGGGCTATTCTTATCAAACCATAACTGGCAGTAATCCCTGCCCACATTCGACATTCTCAATGAGAAGTTATTGCTATCCCGCTTATCCACAAACTGCCGAAGTAAAGCAGCACGAACATCACTGACTATCTGATCGACAACCTCTTCACTCAGTGTGCTATCTCCGTGCCTAACTTTACTGAGATACTGGTGTATCTTTAACTCGGCAGGATGATGCATTACTCTACCTCTACGTCTACAAACTCTTCAACGATCTCAGCTAACTCAGCGTCTGGCTGTGCCTTTGCATTGCTATTGAACTCTTTAACGATGTACTCGTTATAGTTATCAATCCATGCATTAAAGTCAGCAAACAATACTTGATCTTCATCGGTAAGGTCAATCGTTGTGCCTAACTCAAGTGTCGCTGTTGGCAAGAAATATGATGCACCTGTTGGCAATGACTGCTCCTCAGATCCAAGGGCAATGCTGTGCTGTGGCAGGATACGATTCTGCTTAGCCATCTGTGCAATCGGGGCACCCATCGTTTTAAAGGCATCTTTATTATCGACTTCCCATATGAAAGGAATCTTTAATATGGAACCTAAGTCTTCGCCCTTAGCGTTGACTGCACCATTCATAGTTACCTCACCGAACAGTACACGCACCCGCTTGATGGATTTCAATAAGGCTTTAGTCTCAGCAGGTAAGGATTGGTAGTCCTCAATGTAGCCACTTGGTTTACCACAATTAAAGCCACCTGCATTGTCCCGTAAATCGTCCTTGAGATCCTTAGCCATGATGGTCTTTACATACTTGCCCTTGCTGTCACCAGTGCCTTGGATGTAACGCTTGTACATGAATCGCTGATTGAACAAACGAATCGATACATCGCTAGAGTACACAGGCTCAAGATTAGGACGGTCAAGTACATAGCTTCCTGCAGCTACAACTTCTACCTTCTTCTTCTTGCCGTTGACTGTGGTCTCACCCATGATACCTTTGTGATCTAACTTCAAACGGGCTAGATTGTTTTGCTTCTTTGGTACAGCAATATCTGCACCCATGCCCATAGCCTGAGCCATAGCTGCAAAGTTACTGTTGTTTACTAATGTAAGTTCTGACATATATTTACCTTTCTATACTTGATATTTACTTCTGCTGGATTCTTGTGCATCGTAGCTCAGCCGATACTTCTTAACCTTCTGAACTAACTGGTGCACGTTACTACTTCTTTCGACAACAACACCGTCAATGCTGAACGTAAAGTGTTTGCCGTCATGTTTGTATTCAAGTTTCATCATTGATGAACCTCCTTTTGCTCTAACCAATTATCCCCTATCTTTGCCTCAAGTGCAAGGGGAACATTGAAATTTATTGACCATTTTTTATTAATCAAATCTACCAGATCTTCCTGCACAGAATCAATAACCTTAATGACTTGTGCCACCTCGTCTGGATGTACATCAATCACAATCGAATCGTGTACTGAATTGACCACACAACTCTGGTAAGGTTTCAATCGATTGTAGATTTCCACCAGTGCTAGTGGCACGATGTCTGCCGTAGCAAAGGACTGAACAGGGTAGTTCTTAATCGCTGTGAAGTGAGTCACTGTACCATCCCGCTTACGCTTGACATCTGGGAATGCAAACTCCCGATTGCTAGGTATCTTTATGTAGCCATAATTCAAGGCTTGCTTGGCTAGTACACTGTGCCACTTCGCCACTCCACTGTACTTCTCCATGAAGTGTGTATAGTATGCAGCCTCACTAGCTGTGCGACCATAGCCTGTGGCACCATAGAGTGGGGCAAAGGTATGTGTCTTAGCTACCTGCCTACTGGTAGGCTGACCTGCATCTGAGATAACCTTGGCGGTGTACGAGTGCACATCAAATCCTTCGGTAACCTCCCTCATGGCAACTGGATCTTGTGACAGGAATGCAGCTACACGAAACTCTAGCTGTGCAAAGTCTGCTTCCATGATCTTGCCACCATCAAAGCGAGATACAAACACCCGCTTCACTGGGAATGTATTACCTCGTGGCATGTTCTGCATGTTAGGATTGGAACCACTGAACCTACCAGTCGAAGTGATGTGTTGATTCAATCGTACATGCAACATCCCATCGGGCTTGACAAAGTTAGCAATACCATCTACGAAGTTGCTCAAGTAGCTATCCAATGCTGATAGCCTACGCAGCTTACCCAAGAACTCAGCAGCATCTGCCATGCCCTTGGATGTAGCTACACGCTCCAGTGTTTCAAGGTTATCTTTACCAGTACCAAAGCCATTGGCACTAGCCCACTTCGCATTAGGTGCAGTGAACTTTAATCCGGCAATCTCTTTAGTGTTCTTGAACTCAAAGCCAATACCATTGCAGGTACCACACTTAGTTGATTTCTTAAATGCAGCACCATCCTTCTTAGTCTTGTAGAAGAATCCCTTGCCGTCACAGCCCTTGCATTTCTCTGCACGAGTCTTGTACACCATGTCAAAGTGTTTCTTGACTGCCTCTTTAAAGTCAATGTCACTCATGTAAGGTGTGATAGCTGTAGCCCATGCATCTTTACTGCGAGGCTTACGACTGTACACAACCCATGACAACTGCTCAGGGCTGTTGAGATTGATAGGTGTATCGCCCATCAGCTTACGCACATGCTCTTGCAATAGCTTCTCTGTCTCTGCCTTCTCGGTCTCGAACTGCACACGCACCTGACTCAGTGCATCAAGATCAACACGAATGCCTGTCTGGTAGATACGAGAGAGTACTACGCATACTTCGTTGGACATCTCAATCGTATCAGCTAAGCCCTGATCTTTAGGTGTCTTTAACTTTTCTTTAATTGATTTATATATGCCCTCAGTAGCACCCAAGTCATGCTCAAGATACATGCTAAGTTCAGCGTGAGGAATATCACGAGTGCTGTAACCATGTTTGAAGTACTCCTTAATTGTGTCTTGCTTTAGTACATCACAGTTATGTCTGATAGCTACATTGCCTAAGTCCAATGGCACCTTGATGCCTCGCTGTAATACATAGTCAGCAAGCATTGTGTCAAACACTAGCCCATCATACTTAAACCCAGACTCCCACAACCACACTAAATCATGGCTGATATTGTGACCGATTAAAAGTGTAGCCTTGTCCAGTAATCCTTGTACTGCAGCATGGTTAGCCTTGGTATCCTCTTGCACTTCCGAGTGGTCAAAGGTGTAGATCTGGCAAGGCATATCCAAAGGCTTACATCCCACCATCACTAATGTGTTACCAGTTTCAAAGGGGTCTAGGTGTTTCTTCCCATCCCGATTTGATAC